GTTCTAGGGTCGGTATTAATACCGATACTTTTATCTATGGGGTAGATCATGATTTTAGAGGCAGTCGCAGCAGTCAGCGCAGCTTGCAAAGCCCTAGAAATGGCTGCTGGAGCCGCCCAAAACATTGAAGCATTAGGCGCTTATATAGGCAAACTTGGTTCTGCTGAATTTGATCTACAACGAGCCAAAAATAGTAAGACTTTGAGCGAAGCTGAAGCGATGAAAATCGTGATGGCAGAAGAGACATTAAGGCAGTCTAGGGAGAATATCAAAGAGGTATTCTTGATGACTAACAGGATGGATCTCTGGACGGATATGATGACGAAGATGGCTGAAGCGCGTAAAAATAGACAGGCGTTTATTAAGGCGGAAGCCGCTAGGAAGAAGAAGTTTAGAAAAGAATTGAGGCAGTACGCGATGATCTTTTTAGTAGTAGTTGCGCTTGTTCCTGCGACCATCGGTGGTCTACTAGCTTGGTTAACCAACAAATGATCTTGGCATTTCTTTTAATAGTTATGGTGGATGGGGAGCCGCTCCCAAACTCATCTAACTGGTTGTTTGCAAACGTATTAACGTGCAACCAAGCAGCACATTATGTTGAGTCTGGTAAGACTACCCCTAATGGTAAAGACCGCAATCAGAAAAACATCTCTGCATATTGCGTCCCTAAATCAGTTCGTGGCGGAACAAAGCTTTGGTATTGATATGAAATTTGGCGCAATTAAAAGCATTATAGGTAGTTTAGCTCCTACTCTTGGACAGGCTCTAGCGGGGCCGTTAGGAGGCACAGCGGCGTCTGCGATCGCTTCTGTACTAGGCTGCTCTACCGAGCCTAAAGACCTAGAAAAGGCCGTACAGAACGCTACACCCGAACAGCTCGCTGAGATTAAAAAAGCTGATAACGATTTTAAAGTTCAGATGAAAAAGCTGGATGTGGACGTTTTTGCTCTACAAACGGCTGATACACAAGACGCTCGTAAATTCTTTAACAAGGACTGGACTGCCCGAATTATAGCAGTGCTTTGTGTTGTCTTCTTTGGTTGCTACATATTTATGGTAACAATCCAGCCGCCAGACGCAAATTCAGATGCTGTAATAAATCTGGTGCTAGGATACCTTGGTGGAATTGTTTCGAGCATAATCAGCTATTACTTTGGTTCATCTGATAAAGGAAATAGCAGTGAGTGATTTAATTAAGATGTTAAAACGGCACGAAGGTGTCCGTTCTAAAGTGTATGTTTGTTCTGCAGGTTACGAAACTATTGGTGTGGGCAGGAATATCGCAGAATCTGGGTTAGGCTTATCCGACGATGAGATTGACTATCTGTTAGAAAACGATATTAAACGGGTAAAAGAAGAACTTACCGATAGTTATTTCTGGTTCCCCGCTATAAACGAAGTACGACAAGCGGCTTTAATAGATATATCGTTTAATCTAGGACAAACTCGTCTTCGTGGTTTTGTTAAAGCCTTAGAAGCTATGTCTCGTGAACAGTTTGATATTGCTGCAGATGAGTTTATGGATAGTAAATGGAGTCAGCAAGTAGGTAATCGTGCTGTAGAAGTAACTGAAATGATACGGACAGGCGAGTATCAGTAATGGCGTTACAGAAATTCTTATTTAATCCTGGAATCAATAAAGAAGGTACAGACTATACTGCTGAAGGCGGTTGGTTTGATGGAAACCTTATGCGATTCCGTAAAGGTTTTCCTGAAAAAATAGGCGGTTGGGAAAAATATCTTCCTGATTCGTTTGAAGGAACAGGTAGAAAACTACACGGTTGGGTTACGTTAGACGGTACAAGATTATTAGCTTTAGGTACTCGTTTTAAACTATATGCGCAATCTGCGGATAATTACGTTGATATAACCCCTATTAGAAAAACTTCTACTAATAGTATTACCTTCTCCGCTACTAACGGATCTTCGATTATAACTGCAACAGATTCTAACCACGGAGCGAATTTAAACGATTTCGTTACATTATCAGGCGCAGCTTCTTTAGGTGGTGTAGTTACTGCGGCAGTATTAAACCAAGAATACCAAATAACTGCTGTCCTTTCTGCTAATACATATACGTTTACAGCTAAAGATACTTCTGGTGATACCGTTACCGCTAACTCATCTGATAGTGGCAATGGCGGTTCAGGCGTAGACGGGTTATATGAAATAAACGTAGGGTTAGATACGTTTGTTACAGGTACAGGTTGGAACGCTGGAGCGTGGGGGGCAGGTACTTTTGGTTCTACTAGCGCGTTAACAGCTAATAATCAGTTACGTCTATGGTCTTTAGATAATTTTGGTGAAGATTTACTTTCTAACGTAAGAGCAGGAGGTATTTTTTATTGGGATTATACGAATGTTTCAAATAGACCTGTTGCTTTATCTTCGATAGCGGGAGCTAATTTCGCTCCAACAGTAGGGTTACAAGTTTTAGTTTCAGACGTTGACCGACACGTTATTGTCCTTGGAGCTGATCCTATAGATAGCGGTAGTAGAACAGAAGAAATAGATCCTATGTTAGTTGCTTTTTCAGACCAAGGGAATCCATTGCAATGGGAACCTTTATCTACTAATACCGCAGGTTCGTTACGTTGTTCTGCTGGATCTCAAATTATCGGCGGTATTAGAGCTAGACAAGAAACACTGATCTGGACTGATGTTGCAATGTATAGTTTGCAATTCGTTGGGCCTCCTTTAACTTTCGGACTTAACCTTGTTAATGAAGGAGTTAGTTTAATTGGTCCAAATGCTGTAGTTAATACTCCTAGCGGTATTTTTTGGATGGATAAAAAAGGATTTTATTCATACGGAGGAGCAGTTGAACCTGTTCAATGTAGTGTCGATTTTTATGTTTTTAACGATTTTAACATATCTCAGGCTTTCCAAGTTTTTGGGTTTTTGAATAAGCAATTCGATGAAGTAGGTTGGTTTTATTGTTCTAGTTCTTCAGACGTTATTGATAGATACGTTACTTATAATTACGTTGATCAAACGTGGAGTATTGGACAATTATCAAGAACTGCATGGTTAGACGAAGGTATTGAATCGTATCCTAGAGCTACTGGAACAGTTAGTGGTTCTAATTTCTTATTTAAACATGAAACGGGGTTCGATGATGACGGGTCTCCTATGGATAACGTCTTTATTGAAAGTGCAGATTTCGATCTAGGAGAAGGGGAAGATTTCCAGTTTATCCGTAGAGTTATTCCTGACGTAGAATTTACAGGTACAGGAACAGCTCAAACTATAAACATGGTTTTAAAAGCTAGGAACTATCCTGGAGATTCTTTAACTACCGATCAAACAACATCGTTTACTTCTACGACTACTAAAATTGATACTAGGGCAAGAGGCCGACAAGCCGCGATCCGGTTTGAATCAGATGACGATGGAAGTACAGGGGTTCGTGAAGGGTTGGGCTTTAGGATAGGTGCTACACGGTTAGATTTACAACCGAACGGTAGACGATGAGTAGAATATTACAAGGTAGATTACCGTTTAGTCGTGGCCCGTATGTAGAGGCTGTAACATATAACCGTAGTGTTAGGTTATTAGAGTTAAGTTTAGATGCGTTTGATCCTTCGCAAACTCTAGTATTTTCTCAAGAACGCAGGGATTTGTTTAAATTTAACGATGGAACGATTATTTGGAATGTTTCTGTCGGACTTTTACAAATGTATAATGGAGATCAATGGATAGATATATCTGCTCCACTACCCTATACAACAGATCCTTTAGAAGCAGAAGGAAAGGTTGGTAAAGTACAGGTGATAAACAAAGGTGCGATTGTCGTATCTGTAGGCGGTAACTGATTTTGAATATCTTTACAATATCTCCAAGTAACTTGTTCGAGTATATTTGGGCAATCTTTGACAAACTAACTACGGTAGTTGGCTAATGACAAGTATTTATAGCGACGATCAACGTCAATCTTTAATGAATTCAATGACTAACCCCGAATCTAACGCCGTTAAGTTTTTAGAACAAGGCGGAGAAACAGGGTTATCTCCTGATATTACTATGGATATCCTTAATAAATACGCGACATACGGTGCAAATACGGGTATCGGGAATATTGGTGGTAGTCGTTTAGTTGACGCATTAAATGAAGAATACCGTAAACAAGTAGATGCTCCTCTTCAATCTTCTTCTCCTAAAGCCTTCGATGGAGCGTCGACTAGCCGATTACAGCAGCAACAGCAGCAACTTTTACAGCAACAGCAGCAACAGCAAACTATTCAAGACCTTATGACAACTCCTGTTGCGCCAGTTAGTGATCCTTCTTTAGTTCCAACTGAAGAAATGAAGGCTGATTTAGACGATGCATTAGCTAATCCTGTTGAGCTAGGACAACTCTCTCCTACAGAAACGGCTGTTCAAGAAGGGATAGATAAGGACGTTAATCCAGAAATAAGTCCTATTACTATCGTTGACGGAGAAGAAGGTAGAATATCGAAACTTAAAAAGTATCTTAAAGATAATCCTTTACTTGCTGAGCAATTAATGAAATCAGGAGCAAGTTTAGGCTCTATTTTAGGAAAAGCAGCTGTAGGAAACGATAAAGGTGGACGTACTCCTCGCGCCCCAAGAGGCGGTCAAAAAGCATCGAGAGTAACTTATGCTCCTATTGGAATGCAAGCGGGAGGAGAAACTGCTGGGGCCGAAGGTGCTGCTGGGCCTAATGCAGGATTAATGGCTATTTTACAGGCGCTCGGTAGTATTCTTGGACAATCTTTAGTAGGTAGAGATAAAACAAAAAGAATAAGTCCTGCGGTTAAACCTAAATCCCATACTTTAACTAGTATAGATGGCGATGAGTTAGCTATTGGAATGAATGAAGGAGGTAAAACTCCCGAAGGTTCTGTATTAGGTCGCAAAATGTTTATAGAGGGCGGTGAAGTCGACGGTCCTGGAGGCCCGAGAGAAGATATGGTTCCTATTTGGGCAAGTAATAAAGAATACGTTATGTCTCATAATGGCGTAAAACGAATGGGCGGCGGTGATTTTGAACAAGGGATCGCGGCGTTAGATAAAGTTAATAAGAACGGGGTTGCATAACCATGTCAGAAACAGCATATAGTTATCAAGCTCCTGATAGGCGTGTCTATGATATGCTTACAGGGGGAGGTAATCGTTTTGGTTTACTACCTCAAGTTGAAGCGTATTACCAAGATCAATTCAAAAATATGGGTAAAGCGGATTCTAACCCGTTTACATATACTGGCGACCGGATAGCAGGTTTTTCTCCTAGAGAAGAATATGCAATGAAACTTTCTGACCAAGGTATTGGTGCTTATCAACCATATATGGCACGTGCTGCGGGTTTAACTGAAGAAGGTTTAGCTACGATGGCTGGCGGTTCTTCTGAAGCTGCTTCTGGGTTACGTCGTGCTCAACAACAAGGCGAAGATTATACTCGTTTAGGAATAAACCGTGGAACGGATTTCTTAGGTAGAGGCGTACAAGCAGCAGCTGGAGCGCAACAACGAGGATTAGCGGGACTTAATCAAGCTGGTCAAACTTTAGAAGCTAGTAGAGGAGATTTCGATCCTTCAAGTATTAGCAGATATTCTGATCCTTATGAAGATCAAGTAGTCCAACAAGTTATGCGCGATATGGATAAAGCGCAACAACAAGGGGATATTGGTCGTAGAGCTTCTGAAGTAGGTGCTGGAGCATTTGGTGGTTCTCGTTCTCAACTAACTCAACAAGAATCTGATGTTGCTAACCGCCGTGGTATGACTGAAGCGTTAGCAGGGATTCGTAGCCAAGGATATACTTCTTCGCGAGACGCTGCGATGTCTGATTTCGGTAGAGCGCGTGGCGCAGATGCTATGGCTGCTCAACAACAAGCTGGGATGGCTGGACAAGGACAACAATTTGGTATGGGTACTGCCGCTCAATTAAGTCAAGCGGGGCAAAATGCATACGGTATGGGTTCTGGAGCAGGTCGACAGTTTTATGATATGGGGGCAGGTGCAAGTTCTGGTTTAGCTGGAATCGCAGGTGGATTATCCGGTGCTCAAACAGGAGCGGCAGGGTCATATCAAAATTACGCTGGAGCTAACCAAGCGTTCCGTCAGGGCGATGTTGGGGCTGCTATGAATATAGGTGGAATGAACCGCGCTAGAAACCAAGCTGGTTTAGATTTAAATTATCAAAATTTCGTAGGGCAATACAATATGCCTAACCAATTAATGTCTGGTTATGCGAATTATCTTACA